CTTCTTAACGACCTTCTTTGGTTCAGCCACTGCTTCATCTGGGGTATCAAAAGGATTGTCCTCTTTCGCCTCAAACACATATCCATCAGTCTCTTTAAATGGATTCTTGTCTTCATAAGGTATGTACTTTATGACCTGTACTCCTCGAAGACGCAGTGAAACATTCTGCTTGCCACCCATGTCATATGGAACAAACGATACGGCTATATTAACTGTGCTACCTGTGGTCAACAAGAAATCAGCTGGTAATCTGTTACCCTTGGAATCAACCTGTATAGGTTTAGCAGTAGCTTGGTTCTTGTACGCACCTTTTAAATTAGCCTTGTGCGTAAACATGCCATCATCGTCCTTGACAAATAAACGCTCTAGATTTTCTGCCCACTTGTCTTTTCTATTAGCCTGATATACTTCAGACATAGCTAGATATAAAGCCTTGGCAGTGGCATTGTCCATACGAAATTGTATAGAATACTCTGCGCCATCAGCCGTAGCCTCACATGTCACAGACCTACTAGCTACGTTATCAAAGCGGTAGGTTGTATTTATTTTAGGCCAAAGAGCCTCTACGTTTTCTATAATATATTGTTCCATTTATCTCTCCTTCTCTCTATATTATAAATCTTCATCTAGTTCCGCTAGTGAATCTTCGCTCACTGTTTCTTCGCTACGTTTACTAGACACCTTAGTTAATGCCGTGGCTACTTCACCGACACGAAACCTATAAGTATTACCTATTTTCACATAGGTATCCTCTGGTATGTGTCCTTGACGTACCCAGGCACGAACAGTTGATACGGACACACTAAAATGTTTAGCTACGTCCTCTATTGGTACAAAATGTTCATTCATGCTTTCCTCACAGAAATTGTTACCTCTTCTTCAATCTCTAATCCCTCTGGCTTGAGATCAGGATTCTCTTCCAAGAACTCTCTCATGTTCGCCTGATTGATACGTTTGTCAAGTAACTGAGGTGCATTTTCTTCCACAATGAGCTTGTGTATTGCATCCCATTCACTGACCCAGTATTTCTTTTTAGTCGAACGAAAGAATAATCCTTCAGAAGTTCTCACGCTTTCTACATTGTGATCTTCACAATGATCTAGCATTGCCTGTTTTATTGTGTCTAACTGTCGTATAAGGTTGCCATCTTCTTCCTTATACTTGGCGGACAGCATAGATCTCTCTGCTCTTATACGTAAATACGTTTTCGCCAATTTGTCAGGGGTTATTTTGTCACCCATATCTCTCTCCTACTCTTGTTATCTATTAACATGTAATATCAAAATGTGACTTAGTCAAGCACTTCTTTGTAAAGTTCTACAAATTTTGTGTGTACGTCTATTTTTCTATCTAATAATTTGTATACATGCTTTTCTGCGTCAGACCCTTGCAGTTGTACTACGGTGCATTTATGTGTCTGACCAGACCTATGCACACGTGCGTTCGCTTGGTCGTATGTTTCTAGCGAACTGGTTGGTCCCCACCAAACCACTGTGTTAGCTCGTGTTAATGTAACACCATGTGCGGCTGCTTGTGGTTGGATCACGAGTACTTGTGGGTCAGTGTTTTCTTGGAACGCTTTGAATATATGTGTGCGTTTATGTGCAGGAACATCGCCTCGTATTATCTCTGTAGATATACCCTCTGACCGTAATCTATCTGTAAGTATATCTATGGCATGCTTAAAAGGCACAAACACAAGAACTTTTTGACTAGATTCGTCAATAACCTCACGTAACACTGCGTACCTTTTATTTATATCGAACTCTAATATGTCACCTTCGTCTGTGTATATAGCACCTGCTGATATTTGTAGTAACTTGTTAAGAGTCACAGCCGCGTTTATGGCGGTTATCTCTTCCCCTGTAATCTCTAACACAAGTTTTGTTTTTAATTCCTTGTAGTATTTCTTTTGTTGAGCGGTAAGCTCCACCTGTCTTTTGGTGTATACCATAGGAGGCAAGTCTAAACATTGGTCTTTTGTAAAACGTATGGCAGGTTGTAACGCTCTAAACACTACATCTGTAGCGTTCGGTCGTATCTTCCATGTAAACTGTGATACTTTAAACATAACCATGTCCTTAAACGCACCAAAGAATCTTGGCACTCTGTTCGGGCTAACAAGTTTTGCTAGTCCATATGCGTCTGTGGGATTCTGTGCGGCTGGTGTACCTGTCATCATCCACAGCCACGTGTTATCGTGTATTAGTTGACGTAACAACTTCCAGCGTCTTGTCTGAGCATTCTTATAATGTGTGGCTTCATCTACAATAATCAGGTCAAACCCGCCCTTCTTTAGTTCATCTAATACGATACCAATACCGTCGTAGTTTATAACCACATAGTCTGAACCCTCTTGTATTATCTTCTTCCGTTTATCTGCTGAACCGTGTGCTACTGATACAGTTCTATGCGTCGCAAATGTAAACAAGTCATCACGCCATGCACTATCCATGATCGAGAGCGGGCATATAACAAGTACCCTGTTTATTGCACCTAGTTTCAGTAGGTAATCCGATGCCCATATGGCACTTGCTGTTTTACCTGTACCTTGTTCGTTGAAACAAAAACCTTTCTGGTGTAAAGTAAGGAATGATGCTGTCGAAACTTGGTGGTCAAATGGTTTGTATCGTCCTGTCCATGTGTATTTTGCTTCTATGGGTGATGGTGATTTTATACCTAGCTGATTCAGGCTCCTTGCCTCTTCCAAACCCCAGTTAACAACCACTTGATTGTCTCCTACAGCTCTGCTTTTAGGTATAGCATTTATAACTTTATCAGGGTCACGTAGCCGTAACAGTAAAGCCTTGTTGTCTATTATTTGCATTTCTCTTTCTCATTTCTTTTTCTTCTTTTTTGCCTTGCTAGGTAATATGCCTTTATTGACGGCTCTGGCTCTTTCGCTAAACCCTAACTTCTTACCTTGCTTGATCTTCTTTTTTATAGTTTCTACTCTAGCTACCATTACGCTTTACTTTTTTCTTCTTAGTCTTTAGCACCGACTGTATAGTCTTTGCTTGTTTCGCGTGAGTCTTTGACGCTTTACTTAGACCCTTGGCTACTTTCTTTAATTTGTTTTGTATTTGTCTAGTCATTTTTTCTTGGTCGCCCCCTTTTTCGCTTCGTGTTTGGCTCTGAGTTCTTGCTTTGCCCTTTTTGCGATGGCGGCTTGCCTTGGCTTTCCTGCGACTTTGGCTCTTTGCTCCACCACAGTAAGGATTTGAATCTTCCTAGCATACGGCTTATTGATGCGTTTAACCTTACGAGCAGTTGCTTGGGCATCTGCCACAGTGGCAAATTTAATAGGGACTGTATCTTTGGGGTTTTCATCTGTGTATAATCTCCTGTCTGATCCTTTTGGCTTCTTACCTGTTCCGACTTTGGGGTCTCTCTTTTTCATTTCTTTTTCTTCTTCTGTCCGTTTCTTGCTCTGTTCTTCGATGGGCTTTCTAACCTTGTGCCATCTTTGTTTGAGCCACCTTTACTTAACATCTTATTATGTGACACATCTTTACCTTTACGACTGATGCCTTTTTTATCATAGGCTCTCCTAGCACGTTGACGCTCCATCCTGTCAGGGTGTTCACCACGCTCTTTCTGTTTCTTATATTCTTTCTTGTAGGGTCTAGGTGATTTCGTGTACGGCATCAGTTACTCCCATTGTATACGCACTCTATGACCGCGCAGTGTCTACGACACAAACCACTAGGTCGTGCGTTCCATACGTCATTATCATGTGCAACTTGCATACGATTAAAACTAGCTAACCACTTATCCCATAGGTCTGTCAACATATCTGTTGTATATTTTGCTTTTATAAACTTGTTCGCTACAACAAACAACAAAGCCGCGTTGACTTGTTCCACAGCAGGGAAGTGTTTAAATGTAGCCATAGCCATAAGCTCCAGTTGTCCTTTGTCTGCATACTCTGCACTTCGTCCAGTTTTATAGTCTACCACCCATGCTTTCGTGTCGTCAACTATTACCAAATCTGCTATGCCACGCCACCACACGTTTTTGTCCTTGAATGTGCAAGGCTCAAGATCTGCGGTCAAACCCATACGCATCTCTGTAAACTTGTTACCCTGCTTACGTTCAAGTGCCTCCAGGGGGCCTCTGAGAAAGGCAAACTTATCTGGTATTGGTGTACCATCACTTATAAAGTCCTCCGCTACAGCATGTAACTCTGTGCCATAACGCATAGCTTCTGTGTATGGCTCTTTGTAGTCTTTTGCTATCTTCATGTGGTAGAACTGCTTGGGGCATTGTTCAAATGCCTTTATTCTACTGTATGACCACGGTGCTACGCTCAATCGCATTCTCCATAAGATTTGCCTGTTCCCGATTCACAATCTATCGGTAGACCCTTTGCCCATTCTGGTGGTGTCCGCATACATTCTTCGACGTATTTTTGCGCCTCTTCCACCTCTTCGTCCTTGACACAACACGCAATACTGTCATGTACTGTCAAGACAACTCTATACCTCTTTGCTATTTGTAGCATTTGTTCTCCAATTATGCAACGAGCTATGGCTTGGCACACATTCTCTATTATCTTACCGCCATATATCCGCACACGACCACGCCTTGTCTTATAGTCAAACTCCACACCTTTATCTGTCGTAGTGAACTGTAAATCGTCATAGCGCAGATGCAGTCCAGAGGGCAGAACTATCCTGTCATCTTTCTTGCCATCTTCTACACTCAAGACCCCCTTCTTACCAAACGTGTTACCATCTTTCAGGAACAACTGAGCATCACGCCACAGTTTATTTATCTTGTGATTTGTTTCTCTGTATATCTTTATTACACGTCGTGCTTCATGTAGCTCCATGTCAAAACCAAATGTCTTGAGTTGGTCTTGGAACTTCTGCGCCCCCATGCCATACCCTGCACCCAATATTGTGGTCTTACCTACAAACCTCTGGTCTTTTGTAATTTGGCTCTCTGCTACACCATATATTTTTGATGCCATTTTCTTGTATACATCTTCGCCCTTGGTAAACGCTTGGGTCAAATCGTCTTGTTCGGCAAGCCACGCCAACACCCTTGCCTCTATCTGTGCTGAATCCGCATCTATTATAGAGTATCCTTGTGGTGCAATTATGCCACGCTTTAGCATGTTTGCGTTCGCTCCACGACTAGGTAAATTCTGTAAATTTATCTTATCATCACCGCCCCAACGTCCTGTGTGAGCCGCGTAATACCTAACAGGCACAGGTAATAAGCCACGTTTGGCTATGTCGATGAACCTTTGTGTTCGTGTTTCTTCAAGTGTGCTTTTATTACCCAACCTGGCTGCAACAAGTGATTGAACCCTTACGTCCTGATGTGTTAACAGGTGTTTAAATCCTTCGTCTGACTTCGCAAAAGCCCATGTTTCCTTACCCGTAGTGGGGCTTAACTTCTTAGGAGGTGATACTCCAAACTGTTGCAGCTGCAGCGCGAACTTGTCGTTACTCATTAAGTCTTCTTTAGACACACGAGCATCCATCAAAAGTTCTTCTTTACGTTGACGTATTTGGCTGAGATGATCTTCCAGTAAATCTAGATCCAGATCCAAAACAGGCTCTACAAACATACGTAGTGATATATCAATAAGTTTAAGTTCTTTTATTGGAAACCCTTTTGCCATGATTGTAAACAAGTCGTATGTCAAGTCCACATCATTGACAGCATAGTCGCCCAAACGTCCTAGTTCTTCATCGGTAAGATCTTGTCTGTGTTTATCAAGGGTGTTCTGTATCTCGTCACCCTTTTCGCCCACGCCATATCTTTCCGATAGTGCTTTCAACGAAACACTGGCTTCAACTCCATCTACGGCTCTCGCTATACAAACTGTATCAGTATAAGCACGAGGTTTAATATTAAATATCCAAGAGAGGATAGCACCATCAAACATAGTATTGTGAGCCAATACCATCGACTTACTCCAGTTGTACTCTTGTAAGAATGTCTTAAGTTGTTCCTGTGTACCACTTGCCCACTCCGTTTCTCTGTTGTTTACTTTTATAGCGACCCCAAGCACTTCAAACCTAGGGTCGCGTACATATTCTTCTGTCGTCAGTTTCTTTAGAGAATACTCCTTGTTGTAGTATGTTTCAAAATCAAGAGTGATTAAGTCCACGATTCTTCTCCTTTACAGCACATTCGTATTCGATACCAACGTACGCCATATTATCCACATAGTGATCTTTCTTCAACGGACTTGTCTGTCGCCTTGCTAACTTCGTTGCCTGGTGTACCAGAGTAATGTCTCTCGCTGTAAGACGTTGTCCTGTGATAGCATTATAAATACGAGCGATGTGTTCGTGATTGTCCACAGCATCACCGTAGTCTTTGTTACGATCTGTTGCTGTAAGGCTTGACGCTTCACCAAGTAGCTGACAGCGGACAGGTGGTTTGGACTCTGCTATGATAACTTCTTTTGGTGTACCTGACTGGTTGATTATCTTTAGGGCATAGCCGTACGACACTTTACACGCCTTTGCTACTTCTTTGGGCGTTGCAAGCCTATTCTTGAGTAGATATTTCCATACTCTTTCTTTCTTAGCACTTTTACGCATTTTGTTTTCTCCTCTTCTCTTATTTGCTTGATTAAAAAATCTCTATGTAACTTGGCATTCTCACGTGCCTTCAT